AGAAACAATGGTGCCATAGCTCAGTTGGTAGAGCAAAGGACTGAAAATCCTTGTGTCCCCGGTTCGATTCCTGGTGGCACCACAAAGTAAGAACTCGCTGAAATTCAACCTAATAAGTCGAATTTCAGCGTTGTTTTTTAAGCAAAATCGGCTCGCTCTCGGTAAAAAAAAAGACCTTGAATGTCGCATTTTGGTGCAAATTGTAGTAAATAGTCGCAGAAATCTGCAAGCAAATCTGCAAGCACTTTTACAAGCAAATCTGCAAGCACTTTGAACCAAAGTAGGCATCGAGGCACTTAGTTGACCGATGGCTAAAATTAAATTTGTCCTCGACACGCGAGAAAGAAAGGACGGCTCTAACAAGGTAATGCTGTCCTTCATTCACAAAGGATTCCGCAAACAAGCGGCTCTTGGCATCAAGATTCATCCCGAAAATTGGGATGCCGAACAAAGCCTTGTCACCTCGAAAGAGAAAAATCACCGACACATCAATCAGCGTCTGCAATTCTTCCGCTCTGCTGCGGAGGGTGTAATACTGCGCCACTATGGACTGAATAGTGACGGAGCAACTATCTACGCTGACCTTGAAGCTGCTCTTTTCCCGGAAAAGGTAGAGGAAAAGATAGAGGCAGAGAAAGCAGCGATTGAGGAAGAAAAAGCGGCTAACGGTTTGTTGGAGGTGGCGAAAAGGTTCACAGCATTAAAGAAGGAGTCCACACGACTCACCTACGAGCGCACAGTGAAGCACCTCGAAGCGTTCATCGGCAAAGGGCAGACTAATGTTCTCGATGAGGTAAACAAGTCTTGGCTCACCGCCTTTGACAACTATCTCGCGGAAAGCAACCCCTCGCCCAATGCTCGCGCCCTCCACTTCCGCAACCTACGCGCTATCTTCAACTACGCCCTTGACGAGGAACTGACAAGCAACTATCCTTTCCGTCGTTTCAAGATTAAGACGGTAAAGACCGACAAGCGTAGTCTGTCAGTTGAGGTGCTTCGTCAGGTTCTCGACTATCCCGTTGAAGATTGGCAGGTAATGTATCGCGATATGTTCAAGCTCTCCTTTATGCTTATGGGCATCAACTTTGCCGATATGCTGAACTTGAAAAGAAGCGATATGCGCGAGGGTCGCATCGTTTTCAACCGCCACAAGACGGCTCGCCTTTATTCCATGAAGGTAGAGCCGGAGGCAATGGCACTGATTGAGAAGTATGCCGGAAAGGATCATCTTCTCTCTATCATGGATAGCCGCAAGGATTACCTGCAATATGTGCGGCAGACCAACAACGCCCTGCGCAAGATTGGCGACTGCGAGCGTAGCGGATTGGGCGGCAAGAAAACACATCATGCCATATGCCCGGAACTCTCTACCTACTGGGCGCGTCACACTTGGGCGACCATAGCCGCAAGCCTTGACATCCCGAAGGAAACCATCGCTGCGGCACTCGGTCACGGAGGCAACACCGTTACCGACATTTATATTGACTTCGACCGTCGCAAGGTGGATGAAGCCAACCGCAAAGTGCTTGACTATGTGCTGTACGGTGTCACTGATTCCTTTGTGCCCGTAAAAGCAAAACGCGGCAGACCGAAGAAGTCCACCGCGCCTAAAGCGACAAAAGAGGATGCAGCTTAGTCGTCCTTGATTGGATAGAAAACGCCTTTGATTAGCTGCGACATTCCGTTTTCCGTGAATGTCGCAGTTAGTTTTTCACAGATGTAGCGTTTGCCACGGATAAGAAACACCGAGCGAACATCGGGTATCGTGTCCGAAAGGAACTTAAAGGTCGTTTTCTTCTTCGGCTCAATCGGATGTATGATTTTGTGCCGTCTTACTCGCCCGTCATTGATGCGCAGTGAGAAGTGGGCAAACGCGAAATTGCTCCAGTCTTCGTTAATCACGATATTCTCCACATTGGGATAAGGGAGTTTGTTCCAATTGTCGTAGTTTGAGCCGTCAAACCATCCCATATAAATGCGGTCGTAATACTCCGCTTTCTTGTCCTTTTCCCCTGCGGCAAGGGTCGATACCGTGTGCGTCTGCCGGAACGGATAGGCTTCCTCGTTCTCACCCTCTGCGCTGTCGTCTTCATCGTAAGAGGAGAAAGAGAGGAAAAGGACTTTTCCGTATTTCGCTTCCGTCTCGTCAATGCGAGCCGGAACGAACTCAATCTCCACCTGCTCTGCATCCTCGGAGTCGTTGACGATACGCCCTCCAAAGAGATTGACAGGTTGCAGAATACATCGGTACTCAAAAGATATTCTGATACGTCCCCCAATGTTGCTCACATTCTTAACCTTTCTATCCATAGCGCGGATAATGAAGTAGGCATCAGCATCAGCGGCATAAAGCAACTTGTCAATCTGACTGTTGCGATGATGCTGTCCGTCCCAAGTGGCCCATCCTTTATTGGCTGCCATAAGTTCCAACATCGTATTGTAGCGCACCACACGGTCTTGCCAACCTTTGATGAACCAATCGCACGAGTAGTATTTCCATTTATCGTGGTCGCAATCCTTGTAGACAAGGTTCTTGGATTCGAGATAGTCGCATCTTTCTTCCTCAATCTTTACTTCGGTAGAATGTTCGTCGATGATGTTGTCGAGGCAGACCGGTGGCTTCGAGGTGAGATGGGCGTAGGTGAAGTGAAAGTCTATTCGCTTTCCCCGGTGGTCGAAGTCGAACTCACCGCCCAAGAACAGCTCCAATTTCTCGAAGTATTCCTCCACCGTCCAGTGTGGCAATGCACGGGCGAACTCCGGCATATACCAGGCATGAGGGAGCGTGTTGCAGATAAGCAGATAGCGGAACTCCTCTTTATCCTCCCATTCGGAGAAGTCGCAGGTATAGCCTACAACTTCGCATATCTTCTTTGTGATGTAAAGAAGATAGGGTTGCCACGACAGCCCCGTGCATTTCTCCTTGTTCCATACCCAATGCCATATTGGCGAAGTGCTGTCAGGCGGCACAAAGTCGGCAAGATTCTGAATGTTGCCGGAATAGTCGTTGACCCACGGCAGGGCTACGCATTTCTCATCGTGGTACATCGGGTACCATGCTGTATCGGGAGTCATGGCGTTCTTGTTGGTGGTGGGTGGTGTTCCGAGGTCAAGCTCGTTGATGTAGACTTTATCGAAAGTCTTGTCGAAGTTCTGCTCACTTCGCCCCTCCAAAAATTGGGTCTTGACCTCCACCTCGCTTATCTCAGTGATGGTGATAGAGCCAAACTTGTAGAAGCCCTTGTCTCGTATCTCGCAGTCGTATATCACCTTTTGGGCGATAACGTCTGCACGATTGATGTTCCCGAAAATGGCGATGTTCTGAGGACAGCCTCGGAGTGGAAAGGTTATAGTGAGCGTATAACCGTCCGAGCCGGAGAACATACGGTTTTCGGAAACATACTCAAACGATGTGCCTTTCTTCAAGGCTGCGAGTTGATTGTTTACATATATCTGCATAATTACCTGTGTTATTTTCGTGACTTTGGAGATTTATTTTTCATCAGTCTGTCGTAGTCGTCCTGTGCTTTCTGCATACCGTGGTCGCCTGTTACGGTGTTCACCGTCACAAATGGCTCGTTGAGCCTTGTGTCGAGGCGGTCAAGTGTAGCATAAAGCCGTTCATCAGTCTGCGAGGACTGATTATAGGTAGTGTTGTTCACCACGGTTGGGGCTTGTGGCTGTGCTGCTATTACTGCCGGTGCAGTAATCGTGCGCGACACATCGGCGGCAGTTATAGAGCCGATAGTGTTGGTTCGCTGCGCATAGTCCAAAGCCTCCAACAATGGGCGGGTTCGGGGATTATTGACAAGTCGCTGCGAGGCGACCCATTCCCCTTTGTGAACAACACCTGCCACTTCATCGGATTTACCTTTCGGAGTAAAGCCGCCTGATTCATACCCCGTAGCCTCGGATTGCTGTTGCTGTTTCTTGATAGCTGCGATTTGGATTGCACCAGCGGCAACGGCCATCGCCGCCGCAACGGGCGCGAGGATGTAGCCGACCACCGGGATAGCCGCGGCAGAGCCGTAGGCATTCAGGGCGTTGGTGGCTGTCTGCGCCACGGCCTGTATTACCTGCATGGCGAACATCTTGCGGTTCGCCTCCTTCTTGGCTTTGGCGATTTCCTTTTCCTTGTCGCGTTCGAGCTTCTTCACCTTGTAGGAGTTACCCTCGGCACGGGATATTTCGGCATCATACCGCTTGTTGATTTCAGCGGTCTGCATTTCGAGTTCAGCCTGCATCATTGATGAGAGCTGCGAGAAGATTGCCGACATTCCCGACGTGAGCGTGTCGAGCGTCCCGGTCAGAGCCTTGCCACCGTCAGAGTTGAGCCATTCGATAGAATCGGCGATACCCTTTTCCATAGCGTTGCGAGTGTCCTCCTCGGCAAGAAGTCCGTACTTCTTTTTGAGGGCGAGCTTCGCTTTCTCGTATGCTTCATCAATGCGGAGTTTTTCTGCCGCATTGCCCTCTGCGGCTTGCAGTTCCCTTTGATACACGACATCGAGCATGGCGAGGTCGGCATCATATTTGGCTTGTGCCTCCTGTGGATTGTCGCCGAAGTAATCTTTTTTCATGGCGGCATACTTGGCTTCGAGCCTTTCGGTCTCCTGTTGCTTGCGCTGCATCTGCGCGATCAACAGAGACTGGAGCTGCTGTTCGGCTTGAAGCCGTTCCTTGCTTCCCTCCTTAGTCAGCGCGACAAGTCGCCGCTGATGCTCGATTTCGGCTTCTTCAGTTTTAAGGTCGTAGGTTTCCTTGGAGATAGAGCCGTCGATGTAAAACTGCTTTAACTCTGCAAGCTGCGTGTTGTAGCGGTTGTTTTCCTCGTCGATGGTCTGTTCGTCGATATGCTCCTGTTGTTTGCGCTGTGCCTCGCGCCACTCGGCTGTTATCTTCAGCCGTTCCGTTTCCGTGAGGTCGGTGTGGCGTAACTGCCGCTCGTAGAACTCTACCGCTATCTCGTCCATGCGCTTTGTGTGGGCGATGTAGTCGGTCTCGCCGGTGGCGTAAGCGATACGGGCTGACGCTTCCTCCTGTTCGCGCCAGTCCTTTTCCTTGGCGAACTTGTCGATAGTACCCGAACCACTACCACTTCCCGAACCGCCTCCACCTGTGTAGGTAATCGGGACGTTAGGCGTTTCCGGCTCTGCCAAAGCGTCAGCGGATATTTCGTATTTCTTACGGAGATATTCGTTGGCTTCGTTGAGCTGACGCTGCTTGCGGAGGTTGGCTTGATATGCTGCCTCGGAAGCATTATAGGTTTCACCTGTGGACGCAACCTTTCGGGCGTATGGTGCTACATTCACCATATTGCCGGCTGCTGCATCGGTGGAGTTGGTATAGTTCTGATAACTCTCCATTTCACGGGCGTTCTCCCAATCTTTGACAGCGGCATCGTGTGTTGCCTTGTCCTTGTCGCGCTTGGCTTTCAGTCCCGGAGCCTGTTGTTCGAGGGTGAGAAGCTCTTTCTCATTCTGAACAATCTTCTCGGCTGCTGCTCTTGCCCGGGCAACCTCGATGATGGAATTGCGCAGTTTGTCGTATGCGACACGCGCATTGCCGACCATAATCTCCTCGGTAGAGAGATTCTTGAAGTAGTCGGGATAGAGTGCTTGCAGTCGCTCAGCGGCTTTTCTGCGCTCATCCTTAGACTTCTTTTCATCGGTGGCTGCCTTATAAAGAGCGTCAAGTCTGCTTATCTCCTTTGAGCTATACTCTGCCGAGGCTTCGTCGAGGTCGGTCAGCGACTTTTGGTATTCCTCCTGTTCCTTTCGGGCTTTCTCCGCTTCCTCTCGTGCTGTCTTCCAACGGTTGGCGAGGGCGTAGACCGCTGCACCGAGGGCAAGCACCAGTCCTACCCAGTTGGAGAATTTCATTGCAGCCATCGACTTGCGCCATCGCTCCTGCATGGCATAGTTCACCTGCAAGCCGTTGGTGAAATATTGCACGGCATTTACCAACGGAGTGAACAGAAGGCGGACGGTAGGTAAAATCATTCTGACAAGTCGCATCGCTCCATGAAATAGTGTCGTAGCCTTGGTAGCCATGACGGTATGATAGCGGTAGACTATCATAATGGCGTTGTAGGCGGCAATGGCGGTTACACCGGCTATTATCTCCTTGCGGTACTTGATAAAGAAATCGACCATAGCCGAGAGGGCTTTGAGGGCGATTGTCGAAGATGAAATGACGAGCCGCATCACGGGCTGTAATTTCTCTCCGAGTTCCACGGCAAGTTCGTGGACGCGGTTCTTCGCTTTGTCAAGTTGCGCCTGAACGGTGTTGTTCTGCACCTCGAACTCCTTGTCGATGGATGTAGCCTCGGCAAAAGCTTCATTGGCGACAAGCTGCTGGCTCTTGACATCGTCAATATGGTTGGCGAGTGTCGAGAGTGCGGATATGGCTCGCGAGGGAGCCGTTCTCGCCCATATCCTTGAACATCGGAGAGAGAACATCCATACTGCCCGCCTTTTTGAGTGTCGAAAGAAACTCAATCAGTGCGGCATTCATATCCGTTTTTACCAACTTGGAGAACTTCTGCACGTCCATACCTGCGACTTTGGCGTACTTTGCCGGGTCTTGGTATATTCGGACAATAACCTGCGAGAGAGCGGTCGAAGATGCTTCGAGCTTTTGATTGTTGCTGTCGAGGACAGCGGCAAAGCCCATAATCTGCTGTACGGTCATACCTGCTTGCGCTCCCACGCCACCCATTCGCGATGCGAACTCTGCGATATAGGGAGCGGAAGCGGAGCAGTTCTGCGATAACTCGTTTATCACAGAACCTACCGACAGCAGGGCTTTCTCGGTGCCGAGCCGCTTCTCGTCCCCGAATATACCTGTCAGTTTGGAGAGGGTCAGCGTGGCTCCGCTGCCGAGGTCGTCAAGTGCAACATTGATTTTGTCGGCTGCGCGGACAAAACCGAGGACATCTTCTTGTGAGTTTTTTCCGAGTCGTCCTGCTTCCTGGGCGAGTTGGTTAAGTTCCTCTCTCGGAGTACGGGTGTCTATCTTCTTGAACTCCTCGTTGAGCGCACCGACTTCCTCGGCTGACATACCCGTAAATTTGCGGACATTAGCCATCTCTTGCTCCATTTCCGCGTAGGCATTTACCGCCTTACGCCCTGCCATTACCAATCCCGTAATGGCTGCACCGACAGCGAGGAGAGCCATCTGCCACTTGTTAATCCAGTTGATGACGCGGTCAGAGAGTGATTGTTGCTCTCGCATGGCGGAGTTTACGTTATCAATCTCTCTCTTGACCGCCTTAATCTTCTCTATCTGCGCATCCCACGCGGCTGTGCCTCGCTCGATGCCGTTCAGCTCGTTCTTCAACTGCTTCAATGTCTTGTTCAGCTCCCGAGGTGTCGCCTTGTCGAGCCGATGGAGAACTTGCTCGCAGGTGGCGGCAGAGCCTTTCAATTGCTCCATAGTCCGTTGGGTGGCATTGAGTTCACGCTGAAGTTTCTTCATCGTGGCTTTGTCACCGGCTTTGGCGGCTTTTTCAATCTGCTTTTCCAAATGCTTTGCATCCTTTTCCAGAGAAGAAAGCATCTGCTGAGCCTGTTTGCCGTTCACGGAGAGAACGACTTGGGCGGTAGATGTATAATTTGCCATAATTCCTTATCAGTTTAGAGGTAAATGGTAAGAGGTAAAAGATATTTTGCTCTTGATGCAAATATCGCCACGGATTTTCATACTGGAAAAGACGTGAGAGGTGTCGGTTCTCATACCTCTATGCCCTTACCTTTTACCTCTAAACGACCTTGATTTTGATGGGCGGCACCCCTGCCGATGGGTCCCGTCGAAATCAAGCCTTAAAAATTTGACTGTCAGGCAAATTTGACATCTCGCGAGGTGTCCGCTCTACAAAAATCTTCGATTTGTAGGGGCTTGCGAGATGATAAGTCCGAAGAATGAGGACTTTGGAGGTTACGGAGGCTTGCCTCCGTAGGGGCTTTGCACATCCCCCACCGCGCTGATTTACAATTTCTTAACAGCTCTTTGACCCCCACCGCTATATGCAGAACGGGCGGTAAAATCGTTGCCGTGAAGGTCTAATTTCCGCATCGTGGAAATTGACCTTTGCGACAGCCACCGCTTTGCTCACTTGTGAGCGTTTAATGTGGCGATGTGCGGTGATGACGATGCTGTGCGTAACGGAGGTGAGCCAGCCAAAGGAACGGAGGGAACTCGGAGTGCCTACATCAGGATTAGAGCAAATGGCAGGTGTCGTGCAACGCAGTGGAGCGACAGGCACTTTGTTGTAGGCTTGTCCTATAACAGTGTGCCGACCTGCCCTTGCCCTAAGCCGTAGGCAAACTCGGAGTGAGTGAAGTGGTTGGCCGACTGCCGTAGTGGAGTTAGTGCATCGTCGCACCGTGCATCGGGGTCCGGGGTGGGCGTATAATCAAGGTGCGCAGGGCTTGTGTCGGTTTTGGGTGAAGTGGAGCTGACGAGAAGCGAAAGGGAAATGTAGGCGTTGCCGGAGCAAACAGCGAATGAAGGGTGTCGTGCAACGCAGTGAAGCGACAGGCTTTCTCTTAAATCCCTTGCGGTTTGAGAGTAAGCCGTCCCTTCCTCGCCGTGCGCCGCAGGCTGCTCGGGCATAGACGTAATGCACCTCGCGGCTCGTGGCGGAATGAGCGGTGAACCGACGCACCCGGAGCGAATAATCCTCTTTCTGCCGATAGGCGTAACACCGTGCATACGTTCTCCTCTATGGGTGGGAGAAGCGGCTGTCAATGATGTTAAGGGCTTCGGAGAGAATGAGGGAGCGCAGCGGCCAGGCATCAAGAGCCGGAAAAACAAGCGGAGGTTTCGGGGCACACTGGAATTGGAACGACCCGGCCCGTAAGGTGTCGGGGGAAAGTGGAAATGGAAGCGTGAAGATAGTTTGTAACCATAGGTGCAGACAGTAGCGACCCGGCACCGTGACGCAGGAGCGGTGTCGGGATTAAGCGAATGGCAAGCCGGAGGGCGCAATCTATCGACCCGAATACCGAAGCGGTCGCTATTCACAGGGAGGCACGACCCGTGAACAGCGATGTTCGGGCTTGAAGATGCACAGGACGGAAGCGGACGATTGAGCGCAGATTGTCTAAGACATCAGCATAAGCCGCTTCGGGTGGGGAGAATAATCAACGTATGCGAAAAACAAACGAGCCATCCTTGCGGACAACTCGCTTGTCGATAAATGAAGAAATTTACTCTCAGAGTGTAGAATAAGTTATCGTTTTCGATAGAAAACATATAATAAACCACCTATCACAAGTATTGTGATTACGAACATTGCTGTGCCGTCAGGCGGATTATAGAGGCGCGTTGTGGTGGTGTGTTCTGTTGAAGTCTCGGCGGCTGATTGATGATACGCCACCGTATCAAGCCGATTGAAGCCTTCGACGCTGTCTCTATGAACACGCCGCTGATCTATGACGCGCCCACGGACTGCCTTCAGGCGAATAATCTCCGGCTGACTGGCGACAGAGTCGCCGATATAATAAGGTCTTTCGATATTGATTTTCAGGGTATCGAAGCTAAAATCAATATTCCTTACGAGTGAGTCAATCACCGCCGTTGTGCGGTGATGCTCAGACCGGGCGACGCTGTCAACCGACAGCGAGGTATCATTGACGATCTCTTTGTGGGAGCGGCAACCGACCAAAAAGGCGGTTGCGGCGAGAGCAAAGAGCAGATAGGAATGGCGATAGCGTTTCATAGGTCTTTATACTCTTTGGTAGCGTCGAATGACGGACAGGCTTTGTTAGCAAAATCGCGGTGGCCGTGAATAGCGGCTACCGTGTATTTTGCCTTTAATTCACGAAGCAGCTTCAAAAGTGCAGCCTTTTGAGCGTCTGTCCGTGTATCTTTCGGGGTCTTGCCGTCTGCGGCACAGCCTCCGATGTAGCAAACTCCGATAGAGTTTGCGTTATGACCCGTGCAGTGTGCGCCGACCTGACTCTCAGGTCTGCCACAATGAACCGAGCCATCGCGATAGATTACATAATGATAGCCGATGCAGCGGAAACCGCGCTGACGATGCCAGCTGTCAATCTGTTGGACGGTGAAGTCCTTGCCCTCCTGCGTAGCGGCGCAATGGACGATGATTTCGTTAATTTTCCTCATGTGATTTGGTGTTGTTGGTGTTATACTGATAGTGATATTTCATGCCGAAAACCGCGCCCGCGAAAGTTAGAATTTCGCCGAAAGCCACGAGTACGGAGTCGTGTATTTCGCCGGGCGGCGGCACGATGAAACCTGCTACCAACAGGCCGCATCCGACCACGATTAGAAAAATCGCGGAAAGGAGCGTGATTGTAGGTTTATGTTTGCGAATTTCCATTGTAGTATGTTGTGTATGTGAGAAATTATTGCTAAATTTGCATAGTAAGTGAAGACAAGCTAATCAACCCGGACACCTCTTAATGATGTAAAGCCAAGCTAAGAAAAATGTACACCTCTCAGGTATGCGAGATAGCATCTCCTTATGGGCTATCGTTGGCACAGTATTCTTGATAGCATCCACCGCAGGTTTCCTCCGGGCTATCGTCAGAGACGTTTAAGAGATAGCAGTCCCCGAAGCGCAAGCTCCGGGCTATCTTTTTTATAGGGGTATGTGTTATCGCGAGAAGTGCCATGTTTCCTTTGCCGGATTATATACGACGGAGAACTCGGCAAGCGAGCTTACGAGATTGGCGGTTGAGATGCGCGAGCGTCCCGGCAAAATCTGTTTGGCGAAGCCGATAGCGAAGCGGAAGCGCAACATACGATGTTTTTTCGCGTTCTTGGGGTCGAGCATACAGACACATGAACGCCCCCATGCAACGTATGGTGTGCCGTCACCGCGACGTTTGAAAGTCTTGATGATGTTTTCGGGCGTATGTCCGTATGCACCTGCCGGTTCGCAATAATGAATGTGTGAGTTGGTGCTGAACATCAGATAATTGCCTGTGTCGATTTTGACCGTGTAGCATGAGCCGAACAAATTCCAGCCTTTGCGCTTGTCGCAATACTTTTTCCGTGGTTCACCTGCCGCAATGGCTACTTTGTCGCCCCACTGATTGCGCTTGCGCGTGTTGCGAAAGAGATATGGCACATATCCGTCGGCCACAAGCTGCTGCGCACCTAACAGACGGAGTTTGCCGTTCTCGACAGTAACAGAAATCTGTGCATTGTTGTATAATCCTTTCGAGTCTTCGGTCATACCGAGTTTTGCCTGAATCACATCGAGGAGTTTTTCTATATCGGCAACAGCTCGTCGGGCGTTGTTCAGGTCGATAACCTGCTGCGCTCGCATAGCTCCGGCACGTTCGGTAGTCGCCTGTTGTATGAACACACTGTCGGTGTAAGTGCCGATTGAGCCGTTGGCAAGGTCAACGGTCTTGATGTCGGCGAAGATATGGTTGCGGTCTGCTTGTCCCTGCCGGAGAGAAACGAGGGCTTGGCCGGCTGCTTTGAAGCCGTCAAGGAGTTTCTTGATAGTTTCAACGGTGTCGGAAGTGCCGGCAGTAGCTATAAGGTCTGCAAGCCGTTGCAGGATATAGCCGAGCGATTCAGGAGTGATAGCGTCCTTGGCTTTCAAGGCGCGAAACTCGGTAATGAGTTGGGAGATTGATTTTGTGTCAATAGCCATAACAATGCTGATTAGATGCAGCAAAGTTATGGCTATCACAATACAGACGAAAAGACAAGAAAAGCAGTGTCAGAGAGTAACTGACCTGCGCATAATGTCGGGATTGAGGGCGTTGGAGACAGCCCGACAAAATTCTTGTCCGAGGCTGTCGGCATAAAATTCCTGAATGTTCATGACGGAGGCGTAATACTTGCGAGAGAACCAACGCTTGCGTTTGCGGCCGTTGGCTTTGCCAATGTCCCCGGGGTTTCCTCGCGGTGTATTGCGTCCGGTGCCGTAATCCACAAACAAGCCGTAGGTATTAAAGGCTTGTGAAAGCGTAATGTCAATGAACTTTCCGTCGGCAGTCATGGATATGCCGACCGTTGAGCGGTACAACGCTCCTGTGTCTACCGCTCCAAGCAGGGCGATTTGTTCGCGCCATATCTTTACCATAGTGGCATTGAAGGCTTGGACGTATTTACGTCGGGCTTCAAGCTGTTCATCGTTTCCACTCATCGGCATTGTATCTTAAATCGGTGTAGACATCAACGGCGATTTGGAAATATGCGCAAGCGCAGCCGGAGAAAAAATATCGGTCAATCTCGTTGAACGATATTCGAGGGTCGATGTAAATGCAATTTTCTTCGAGCCGCGTTTTCTCCAATATGAGTCTCGACATAAATTGTCGGAACAACTCGCGCATAATTTCCATGCACTCCGAGCGAGCCGACATATCTTCGGCGGCGTGACGCATGGCGAGAAAAACGGTTTTGACTCGCCGCGTCCTCGGAGTGTTGTTTAATTCGGTATAGCCGTCGGCAATATCTGAGACACAGCAGAACGCGGTGGCGGTCTGCATCTGAGCTAATGCTTCCTCGAAGCCTTCCAAACCGCTGACATGGCAAAAAATGAAGTTTTCATTTTGAGCCAAAGCGTTGGTTGCGGTCAATTCCTCGAAGAATTGAGCCGCATTCCATCTTCCATTGAGTTGTGCTGTCATTTGGTAGAGAGTTTGGCGTTGAGTTCCTTATATTCTCGCGCCTGTGCATTAAGTTCCGTTAATGCACGGTGCGTATCGAGGGCGAGGACTTCGGCTTCTTTGGTGATGTCGCCTTTTGTGAGCGCACGGATTTGTGCGTTCATCGCGTCCTCGACCGATGTAGATGAGCCGAGCAGGTTGCCGTCGTCGCCACCTGCCAACGGCTGAAAGAAGTCGGAGTATTTCTTCGACAGCGTTTCTTTCAGAGCTGCGAACCAGTAGAAGATATTGATGCGCTCGCACGGCTTGAAAGTCATAGACTTGCCGTAGAGCGTTGCTCCGAGTTCATCGAGGATATTGCCGTCTTGTGTAGCGAGATAGCCTTGATAGAGGTTGTCGCAGATGATGTAGGTTTCAAACGGTACACCCTCGAAGTCAGCCGGAAGTGCTTGCTGACGGTTGATTTTCGAGATACGGATGGGAACGGTCGGTAGTGAGCCGAGCCATGCGAGATGCGGAAGCAGTTCTGCGAGAGTCACGGGCGTAACCTCGAAAAGAAGTTTACCTTTTTTGAGCAGATACGCTCCGCTGTTCTGACGGCCTATTACCTTTGTGCCGCTCCAACGGAGCAAGCAAATGGTCTTTATCTCGTCGGTAGTATTATGCCCTGCGGCGATGAGTTCGTAGACATAGCGGAGGCGTTTGTCGCCTAATTCTTGCCAGTCTTGCGGCAAGATGAAATTGATTGAAATTGTCTGCATAGTTGAATGAAGTTTGATGTTAAAAGAAATAGCCTGTCGATTTCTTTTTGTTGCGGAATACGGGTGGAGAGAATAATTCGGCGGTTGCCGAGTGATGCCACATTGGAAAATCGTCCGGGCGTTGCCGTATATAGTTCACTATGTCGGCAAGGCGACGTGAATTGAAACTCCCGACAGTCAGATAGGCGATAATCTGAGCCTGTACCAATCTGACAATTTCGGCTTCCACCGTACTTAATGTACGCCGCAGGTTTCCAAACCGCAGGTGTTCCATCAACTCCGGCGAGAGCCATTCTTCGGCTAACGAGGCTTCAAGGACTATGACCTTTGAACGGAGTTCGAGATACTTTTCCCACTTGGAGCCGGTGGCTCCACCGATGGCATCGACAATGCCGAGGTTAGGGAAAAGTGTAGCGCCGAAGAAGTCGGCTTGCTTGGATGTGAGCCACTTCGATGCCCCGACAAGTTCGGGCTGAAGTGCGGCGATGCAGTCATCGCGATGAGCGAGCATCGAGCCGACGAGCCTGTCTACGCGCGGCGTGGATGCCGGTGCGAGATTCTGAGTGCTGACAACGCCGAAACCATTCGGAGTAAGCACGATGTCAAGCGATGGAATTGCACGACGCAGAGCATCGGCAACGACAAGACGGCTGCACAATATCTTGATATTGTTGCTGTCGGTATAGTCGCAGATAGTGTTGAACGTACTTTCAGAAGTGAAAGTAGTTTTTACCCAGTCTTCGGCAAGGTCGAGAAAGTGCGCAAGTCTTTCGATAAAGGGTGTTTCACCCTTGACCGTGGCGATGATGTTGGGAATATGGGCGCGTAACTGCGCCTCAGTCGTTATCAGCTTCATTGGTGTTGGCGGATTGATTGTTAGACTTCGGGAGAGTTACCTGCTTTGCGTCTTGATGTTCATCGAGTGTCGTTAACTGGATAAACGGCACATCGACTGTGACGTTATCCCACTTGTTAAAGCGGATAATGATACGATGGACGGTAAAGAGCAGGTCGTGATACGGTTTCTGAAGGGCTTGGGCGATAGTGTAAAGTTCGCGCTTGTCAGAGCCGGAGTTGTTGCTTTGTGCCTTTCCCGGCACAGAGCCTACGAGATTGGAGTGAACACGCATTGTAAAGCATATCATATTGATAGCCTCTTGAATATCGGTTTCCCAATCGCCGCCCTCCTTCGAGTCGTCAATCTTGTTGATTACGACATCGTGCTGTTCTTTGCCGTCGGGCGAGATGTAGAAAGTGGAGAACCAGGCTTTGCCGGAGTTCTCCGCGCCGGTCAGGAAATCGAGGATTTGCTGCTTCTCGCGCACGATTCGCTCCTGTTGTTTGCGTCGGTCGGTGATGCCCTCGGCACGGAAGATGCTCTCCCAATACTTTGCCCCTATCTCGATGTGGTACTTGATTGGTGCTGAGTTTTTCAGCTTCGCCTCCTTGGCGATGCCGATAAGTTGCTTGATGTTGTACCATTTGCCCCGGAACAACGAACCATAGTAAGGAATTGGATAATAGGTGCTATCGACTGTCGGGATGCGCGATATAATCGCAAATTTCCGACAGCGCGTTTTCTTGGCGAGTCTGTCTTGCAGATCCCGCCACGGAGAAGCCGGGTCGAGGAGTTCGATTTCTTCGATGTCGTTGCGAGAGGAAATAGGCTTGCGCCAGTTAGCGTAAAGGATTTTGGCGATACGCCCTTGTTTGTTGGCCGGAGTGAAACGGCAATAACAAGCCTCTTTACGCAACAGGCGCACAATCTTTGTGCCCTCCTCGTTGAGAATAAGCACCGACACGGCGAAGCCGAAGTGCTTAAAATCTTGACTTACTCCGAGAAAGTAGGAAGCGAGGTCGTTGTCAAGAGTGAAGTCCTCGACTTCGCGCTTGACCGATGCGGTGGCGATACAGGTATCATACCGCAGACCGGCACCGTAACAGACCTCGGCGTTGAAACACTGGCAGGTGGCGAGTGTTTCGTCTTTCTCGATAAGGTCAAGGATATTGAACGGCATCTGATTGTCGCCGCCCCACGGAATATAAGAAATGCTATCGTCTACGATAGTCGGCACAATATCCACATCCTCCTTGAACACGGATGCGGAGTTGATGGTGAACGCTGCACGGGCTTCATAGCCCGGCAGGTTCTCAACGGAGTTGAAATTGAGCGTTTCGATATTCATAGCGAAAGGAATTGAGCGTTAAAGAAAAACTTCCAAGTCGTTGACGCGGAAGATGCAGCAGTCGCGGACGCGGCGGCATTCTCCCGATGCCAATATCTTGATATTGCGCCAGCCTCCGTAAAAATCATATCTCAAAGAGATGCAATTTTGCAGGTGAAGAATAGAGCCGTCGGATTTCCATACGGAAATATCGACAGGGTCGCCGCTGTTGAGCATTGTGCGAGCGGTGGATATATGAATTGACCTTGCCATTGGTTACGAATAAATCGGATTGAACGGAGATGTAAATATGCCGGGCGAGGCTGGGAGATGAACGATTGGGCGGTTGTTGGCATACCGCCATTTGAACTTGATAGAGTTCGGTTTCTCGTCACCGTCCTGCATTTCGCAGGTACATTCGGTGATAAGGATAGGCACAACTATGAGCGGGTCTTCGGGATTGGTTGCGTCCGGTTCGATGCGGAACGTATCGTGTGACGAAAAGAGTTGGTCTATCCACTCGGCTTCATCCGAAGTCAACGGTTGCGCCTGAACTTCGTAGGTCTTTTCTGTAGTTTGGTTGTAGAAGCGAGAGGTGCCGTTGATAACGGCGAGCGAGCGGTCTACATCCGTCTTGGAGGTCGTTACCTGTGGTAATGCCGCCCAGTCCCAAACGTTGAAGCAATTACGGAAGTAGAATGTTTCGCGCTCATCGAGCGAGGGGTCAACGAAGAATGTAATGGAACGTTGACCGACACGGACGCAGAACGTGACGAGTTCGATATTGGATGGTCTGACGAGGGCAAAACCTGCCGCATCAGCGACAATCGCACTTTGGGCGATGTTGATTTGCACCACTCCAGATGATGTGGCGGTTTTGCCTGAATCCATTGTATATTGATGCTTATACTGAGCCGGACCTCCGATTGTTCGGAAGGTGTGGGCGATAGTATAAGCGATGCTTTCTCCCTTTTCGGCATAGAAGAAAAGGGAGATTGTGGAGTTGGGTGTAACTCTGCGGACGGAAAGAGTAGTCAGAAAATTCTCTTTGAGGAAGATCGATACATCGGCATTGGCGGTGAATCGGTCGCAATAGAGAACGTGGATAACCCACGAGTCGGCTTTGTTGTTGACGGTATCGGAAAATACTCGGAGAGTGAAGTCGGCGGTGGCGTAGTTTGAGATACGCATATTGTCCTCGATGAGTGTACCGAGGTCGTATAGTGTCACTTTCCCGGCATGGGCATAGTATCGCTCGGAGAGCAGTACGACATTGCCAAATGCGGTGAGTGTGACATCGACGTATGTACCGTCGACATCTATATCGACATCTCCGATAGCCGACGACAGGAGCATTTCTTGCGGTTTATATGTAATTCGGTGTGCCATACCGCAAAATTACCCTTGTAATTTGAATGGATAAAAGACAGGAAGAGCGGCCACTCTCCGAAGTGAGTAGCCGCTGAACGAAGCCTTTGACCGGGTCAGCGGTCAAAGATTCGTGTGTACGAGAGCTTGCGGCGGTCGAGTTCTTTCTCGATAGTGACGACAGCATTGTATATCATGCTGTGGATGAAGTCCCCGTTGCTCCAAAGGAGAACGAGGCTCGTATTGAGTTCGACATCGCGGTAAATCAGATAGATTTTGCAAGCCTCGAAATAGAGGTCGAGCATCTGTTCATCGGAGAAAGCGATGAAATGACTGAAGAAAGGAGGATTTTCCATTGTTACGGGTTTTATAAGGTGAAACATTCGTGATCTCTTTTGTCGATATGGAGGATTGAGAGCGTGTAATTCTCGCAACCTTTGCAGTACTTGATCCTAATAAAGTCCTCGCCGTCGCGCCAACAGAACCATAGGGCTTTGCGCATAGCGTCCATATCATCGTCGGCCATAAATCGGAATTTTCCTTGTTTTGTGTAGCAGGTATATTCGTACATGATTGTGAGAATTAGCGGTTAGACTTTCGGGAAGAAAGCGAGGGAGGCTTATGCCTCTCTCGCTGCCTCGAACTGGAGGCGTTCATAGATGTTTTGGGAGATTGTTGCTCCGTAGCGAGCTTTAAGCAAGTGCATATAGCGCATTGCACTCTTGGCAGTTTTGCATCCGCAGCCTACATTGTCCTTGGGGGCAACGCCCTTGAAGTAGACGTACCAGCGGTTGAACTTGCGCTGAGCCACGATGAGCTTGGGAGTTGATGTTGTAGCCGGAGTAGTCTCGATGACGGGAGCTGCTGTTTGAGCTGTGATGTTCTCTGCGGATTTTTTAGTTTTCTTTGCCATGATTTTGAAGTATTTGGGGTTTGAAATGTGAGCCGAGGCTCTTAATTTTTACGGTACAATCATTGGGAAAGCGCAGAAAGCGGCAATGCAAATAATCCCAAGAAAAATTATAAGGCACTGGTTGCCGGTAAATACTACCGCCCATTTATAGGCGGTGGAGATTTATAAAAATTTATCGATGCCCCACAGGTGGCGGCAAGGAACGCAGTCGGGATAGAGAAACGGTATTTGCAGATAGCGGTGCGCCCTACCTTTGTACAGGAAAAATAGACCTCGGTTCACTCCCCAAATACGAGATTGGTAAATAGAAAACTAACGCAGAGAACGTAACCAAACAGCCCCGTCGGAGAGTCCGGCACACAACTCCGCCTTCAGTGTGGTAGCAAGTTCAGCGGTATGTCGTTCAAGGTTTCCCAAAGCCGTAGGCAGTGGATGCGACCAAAGAGTGTAGCTGTATGGGCTTGCGTTTGATATGGAGCGACACCAAAACATCGGACGCTTTCAGTCGTGGCAAGCGGTGACGGTGTCCGTCGCGCCCGAAAGTCAGACCGCATCACAAAAATGTAGTCCGAATATCCACAAAACAAGGATAGAAGATGGAGTATGCCGACGGTGGACGCGATGCGCCATAGCTCTGCTGTTGGTGCGGCAACGAGGGCAAAGGTAGAGTGCGAGGGTACGAGAATAGCTCTCAATCCTCCGACAACAAATTATGTTTCACCTGACCCGAAACAATGGAAATCGGCAAACGAATAAGGCATGAGAGAAGCAATCTCGATGAGCGGTGAAGCGACTGTCGGGAGCGGAACACCACAGATGAACTCGTTATAGAGGCAGTGCCGGAATGACGATGAACAACGGAGCAAAGCGGTGGCGATGAATGTGCAAGAGTTAAGGCTGCCCCGGCGGACAGCCTACCATTTGAAGGAGGAATTGATTTTTCAGTATGCGTAGCAACCCTGTATCATTGTGTAGTCGACATTGTCGTACATTGAAGCTGCGATTTCCTGGGCATCTTCGGCGTTACGGGCTTCGATTTCTTCTGTGTAGCTGTCGCCGTCGTAGGTGATTACTTCCACCGAGTAGTTTTTGAGTTTGCGGTTGGAGTTGAGAGAGCTGTCGAATATGTTCATTACGTGGGTCATGATTTTGAAGTTTTAGAGTTTTTTACTGTGCGCCGGGGCGCGTTTGATTTTTACGTGCAATAAGGAAGGCAGTGGAAAGGGCGCAAGCGCAAAAACTTCAAGAAATATTTTAAGCCCACGGCGTTAAATACTACTCGCAGAGTGGAGATTTATAAAAAATTTTGCAAGAAGTCCGGCAGGCCTGTTTTGCGATAGACCGGCACGACTTAACTTTGCAAAGTGAAATATCATAGCGTGTTCCGTGCGTGTTTACAAGTAAATGCCTCTTGAAACGTCTCGGCAAAATCACAGACCCAACGTAATGAGTAAACATATACGGCAGTGAACGTCCGACCGCTTACCCCAAAACGGAACACAGCACCGTGTAATCACAGACGGCCACAGCGTTACACAGATAATCGGAAGCCCAGCCGATGAAGAACAGGAGAAAATCGCTCAATGTACGAGTCGACGGAACATAAAGATGCAGGGTGAATACTGATAAATTCTCCTTCAAAGGGAAAGATAAAGCACGGTCAAATTCCTCTGTGTGCGGAACTTCATCGCCTCGCGGCGACTTCCATATAAAAAGAAAGCGAGCCTCGATGGTGTCGAAGCTCGCGTATGAGTTATGCGATTGAAGCCTTACGGTCGAGACCTTAGGCTCGATTTACGAAAGCGCGGCGACGGTGTCGCAACTCCCATCTGTTATTCGTGTACAGTTTGCCCAATCGTAAATGCACAGATTACTTTTGCTCCCATACGATTTAACCTTAATTGAAACGTAGCGAGAGATTTACCCGAAGTTTTTATATCATCGCAGATAATAACATAACGGTCTTTGAAATATGTTTCATCAAAAGAAAGTTCGGGATTCCCGTCTCCTCCTAAATGTTTAGGTACAGCATCTTGGATAATTGAAATATGGCTAAAAGCATTAGACATATTTAACTCAGAACATATTCTTTGAGAAAATTCTGACCACCTTAGTCTATTCTTTTGAGCGGTAGAAGCAGGTAAACATACAAAAGTCAACTTCGATAATAAATTACCAAATGTTTCTCTTAAGACACGCTCATAACGAGGTACGATAATATCCAAGGCTTCAGAATAAGAATAATCCCTGTCTTGTTTATTAGGGTCATTTTTAAATGCCCAAATAAGATGTCTAATATCCCATTCAGAATCACTTGCACTACGGGGTGCTGTTGTTTTTAAATAGTCAAAAATATAATGATGCTTAATGCCATAGCGCGTTGTATGCCAATTTTGAACGCAATGAATTAATTGCAGTAATTCCTGTTTTTTGCGTTCACGTTCAAGGCGTAATCTATTTTCCTCTTGTTCTTTACGTTCTCTTTCTTCTTGAAGTCTTTTCTTCTCGGCTTCTTCTTCAGCTTTCTTTCGTTTTCTTTCTTCTTCTTTTTCAGCTTCAAGTTTTTCTATTTCGAGGAAATCATACCCCTTTCGCAGCGAAACATAAGTAATCAGTGGTCGCAGAGAGGCAAATTGCTTACGAATATGTTCAGTAGTTTGTCTCAACCTCGCGTTTGTTGAGATAAACTCAAAAATAATTATATGTTTGGTAAGGTCAATTTCATCTTGTTGTAATATGTCAGCTTCTCCCTCATAATAAGTAATATCAGCTTCATCTAATTTAGATATAAGATATTCAAACTTCCTATGATTAAATACGAAGCTATCATCTGGAGATAATCCATTAGAAGCAAAGACAATGGATATATCACCTACCTTTTCCTTAATAGCCTTAATTAGTTCTAAAATTTCATCATAAACGGTGTCTTTATAATTCCATCCGCCTGTCAGAAATTTAGAGTTTTCAGCAGCTCTGTCTGAAAGATACTTGAAGTCCTCACTTATCGTAGTTTCAGGCAAAACATTGTAGAATGACGTATAAAAATGTTGCCAAACACGATATTCCGCAGAGGTTTCTGTTCCATCGGCTTTAATCCCTTTCAATGGAACATCATAGAAATAGCAACCGAAGTTTTGGCGACAAAGGTTTCGACTGATAGAAGCAAATTCTCGTTGTTCATCTTGCCATTTCAAAAATGAAGAATGAGCATCAGCATTCTTTTCAAAGATTGCTATTGCTTCTTCGGATTCTACAATTTCTTCCAAAGACAGATCGGCTGAGTTTTTGCCGTCATCGTAAGAATTAAATTGTTCAAAAGCAGCTAAACCTTTGGGATATTTTCGTTTAAGTTCGTTATATTTCCTTTTGGCTGCATCTAATTGTATAACCCTATTTTTATTTTTTATCGTTTTTTCCTTAGCATCAAGGTCTGACTCTCCAAACAACTTTATTGTTTGGTATTCCTTGACACCTAAAGCATAGTCCTTTAATAAAGTTGCGTATTGCTCCTCTATTTGTTGACGAATAAAAGCATCCAATTGATGCAAATGAGTAGTTAGATATTCGTAATCTGTCTCTTTCTTGCTGTTTTCTGATAAGAAATGTGTACAGTATTCTTTTCTTCTATCGTTATCAAGAATGTTATCTTCAAACGAGAAAAGGAAATCTTCTTGTTTTAGCTGTTTTTTTAATTTGGTTTCTTCAGATGGAAGTTCACTCAAATGGGAATAAAGGCTCTCATATTCCTCTTTCTTTAGTGTTTGTAAACTTCTTTTTGTGGTTTTGCATCGAAAAGGATTATTGGTGATTATTGATTGAAACGCATTGAAATGAGAACTGATTAACGGGTCAGATTGTCTGCGTTTTCTTGCTTCTTCTTCAATCCGCTTGGTACGTTTGCTTTTCCGTTCACCTGGTAAAGTCGCCGAAAGTTCAGGAATATTAGGGAGCGAAAGCTTTTTTACTAACGCTCTGAAAGCAGTAGGATATTTAGATGCAGCTTCTATTACTTGCTGTCTCCTTGCAAAATAAGCCTTTTCTTCTGCAATGATTTTTTCAAATGCAAGAATATCATCGCGATGATTAGCGATGTATTGTTTATCGGCAAACGTCGGTTGAAAGTCGAAACATTCAGAAAATGTACCGACAATTTGCTTTCCTCTCCATCTGCGGAAGGCTTCATTATGATTGTTAATTAAATCATTATAAGTGGCAATCGTTTCAGGATTGAACGCACCTTTTATAATATCAAAAAGCCCCAT